ATCAAGCGTGTACAAAGCGATTATGGAAGAAGGCGACCAAAGCCGCGCGGCTAAGGATTTGCTAAACACCATGACCTTGCTGACAGGCATTCCCTTCTCTGCGGCTTCACGCCCCATCGGCTACGCCATTGACGTAGCGGAAGGCGATGTTGAGCCAACAGACGAATTAGACTATGCACGGGGGCTCGTGACGGGCTCGGCTTCTGAGGCTAGTAAACAATGACGATCAGCACCGAGATCCGCAGAGCAGGCCCCTACGCAGGCAATGGCACCACGACTGCTTTCGCCTTCGCCTTCAAGGTTTTCTCCACTTCGCAAGTGCGGGTGACCCGCGCGGTCGTGGCCACTGGCGTTGAGACCACACTGGCCTTGACAACGGACTATACCGTCGCCCTCAACAGCAACCAGGACACCAACCCCGGCGGCACGGTGACGCTCTTGGTCGCGCCGACAGCGGCGCAGTCGGTGACGATCACGTCGAATGTGGCCAATCTCCAGCCGACTGCGCTGGCCAATCTGGGCGGTTTCTACCCCGACGTGATCAACGACAGCCTAGATCGCGCTACGATCCAAATCCAACAGCTCGACGAGCGCTTAGACCGGGCTTTGGTTATCCCCGTGTCTTCGACGGCCAGTACGCAGCTTCCGACCCCGCAGAGCGGCGCGTTGCTAGGGTGGAACGGCGGGGCGACGGAGATCGTCAACTACAATGCGACGACGATCGTCGGCTCAACGGCCTATCGCTACATCCACCGGGTTGTGGCCACAGCGGGCCAGACGGCCTTCACCCTTCCGATCCCGTATGTGCTGAACGCCTCGGCGATTGAGGTATATGTCAACGGCTTGCGCCTGGAGCAGGGCGCGGGGTTGGATTGGGTCGAGACCAACACGACGACAGTCACCTTCAACAGCGGCTTGGCCTCGGGCGATCTGGTCACGTTCGTGGTGAATGTCCTGGCGACTGTCGTTCCCATTGCCGCCTTCCCTGCGGCCAGCGTCTCGGCGTTTGGCGCGTCGTTGGTTGACGACGCAGACGCTGCGGCGGCCAGGGCGACCCTAGGGCTTGGATCGCTGGCCGTGATCAATAGCCCGCTGCCGATCGCCAATGGCGGGACAGGCGCGACGACGGCGGGTGCGGCGCTCACGGCCTTGGGCGGTCAGCCGATCGACGCCACGCTGACGGCCTTGGCCGGGCTGGCTACTGGCGCAGACAAACTAGCCTATAGCACGGGCACGGACACTTTCAGCCAGGCTGATCTGACAAGCTTCGCGCGCACGCTGCTTGACGATGCTAATGCGGCGACGGCTCGCGCGACGCTTGGGTTAGGCACGAGCGACAGCCCGACTTTTGCAGGCCTGACAATCGCGGACGCTGGCAATATCGTTTTGGCGACGGGCACGGGCACAAAAATCGGCACGGCGACTGGGCAAAAGCTGGGCTTTTACAACGCCACGCCAGTCGTGCAACAGGCCGGAACGGGTGAAACAACGGGCGCAACGGGTGGCAGTGGGACAACAGTCCACACCAACGCAACCTTTACCGGCAATGTCGGAAGCGCGGCGTACACGATCAGCGATGTGGTAAAGGCACTGAAAAACCTGGGGCTGCTTGCGTCATGACTATTGAGCAAATCCTTGCGGGCTGGGAGAATGTCCGTGTGCGGGAATATGCGGGGCTTGTCGCTATTGCCGGCAGCTATCAGGGCGTCGAGCATAGTGGCGCTTGGTCAGACGGGCTTGCGCTGGCAGTGGAGCTAGACCGGATCGCCAAGGGCGGGGCCTTTGTGCCGCCGCCAATGGGTGAGCCTGTTCCTTCCTTTAAGCCTTCCCCCGAGCCGGAGGCCGATCCGGAACCAGAACTTGAACCGGAGGCCGTGACAGATGAGGCTGTGACCGATGAGGCTCCGACTGCGGACGATGAACCGATTGTTCAGGCGGTGGCTCTCTCGTTTGAGGAGATTTCACGCGGCGGTATCATGCTTGTGGAGGACGAGCTTGTGATCAGGCGCGGTCTTGCCTGGGCGTCTGTGAGCGATCACGCTGACGCGCTGGTGGCCGCGATCATTGATCCCAATCGGCGGACTGAATTGATCGCTCAGGTCGCTATGGCCGCTAACAAACGCCAGCTAGGCCTGCAGCTTGACGAAGCCGACATCGAGGCCGAGAGCCGCTTTGTCGCGCTCCAGGCGCGCGAAGATGAGATCCGCCGGTTCGAGCGCCAAATGCGCGAGGCCGTGCGTTTTGCCAGTGTGGACATGTTACGCGACTTTGATGCGGAGGGCGCAGGATGGCCGACCTAGAGCCCGGAGTGAGCCCGCGCGCGCGAGAGTGGGCGGCTGGCATACCCGCCTTCGAGGCGCGGGTGGCGGCCTGGTGGGCGCGCTGGCGGCCTTACGCACTTTGGATCGCAGGAGGCGGCGCTTTGACGTACGCGGTCCTTTCACAGCTTTTTGTCTGGGCGGCTGTCGTGGCCGCCTTGTTTGCTTTGGGCTGGATCCAGAATGATCCGCGCGTGCAGCGCTGGGCGCGACACCTCTTGACTAATCTGCGCCTGCGTCTGACCCCGTCTAGCCAGATCTATATCCAGTGGCCGACGCCGCCGGCAGACTACGATCATGAGGTGGCGCGCGCGGAGTTTGCGCGGGTCATGACCCAGCTTCACGCCCTTCCCCGCGACGTCGAGGGCGACGGCAGGATTGAGCGGCGCAAATGGCTTTACGCTGCGACTGAGCAGGCCGACGGGCTCATTATTCGTGGTGACGATCCTTTCCTTGCGATACGAACACGACCCCAGAGCGCGGCCTCAGCCCCCGTGCAGGGGTTCGTGGGGGTGGCGGCGGCTGGGGGAGCGGTGACACACTGGCGGGCGCTGGTGATGGTCGCCCTCGGAGCCGCCGCCGCCCTGCTCTATGCGCGGGGCGAGGTGCTTGAGACGCAACGCGATCAGGCCAACAGCGATCGAGCGCTGGCGGAAGAGACCGCGCTTATGTGGCAGGGTCGCGCCACGCGATCAGAAACGGATCTGGCCGCATGGCAAGAGCGCTACAGCGACGACCTGACAGCGCTGGTTGAGGAAAGCCGACAAAGCCGAGACCTAATGGAACGATCGATGCGGCGCGCAAGCCGCGCCACACAGCGGAGGGCTGAACGTGATGCGGTTATTGCTACCCCTGGCCCTGTCGATCTGGGCGACAGCCTGCGCGACCTCGCAGCCCCTGCCAGCGCCGACGCCCCCGTGCCCATCGTGCCCGGCCCCGCGCCCAGCGGTGATTCCGCCGGCTGAGTGCACGGTCAGCCGGGAGGCACCGCCTGTGTTTGTGCTGCGTGAGTTGCCCCCAGCGTCTGACCAGGCGCGCCATGCGCTCGAGGCTGCCCGGCAGGCGATCGACTATGCCGACGGCGTGCGTGTGTACGCGGTCGATCTCCATGACGCATGGCAGCGGTGCGCGGATTGGGCGCGGCAGGTGCAAGATGAGCGGTGAGTTTCTTACCTCGCGCGATATGTGGGCGATCCAGCGCGAACTGGGGATCGCGCAAGCGCGCGATGAGGCTTTAGCCAAAGAGCTGGCTGAGATCCGCACAAGCCTCTCGAGGCTGTCTACAGAAATTGGCGCGCACGAGGGGCGCATGATCGCGCAGATGGGCTCGCTAAGAGCCGAGCTGATCACAGAGACAGATCGCGCGGCGCACAAAATGCATTCGGAGCTGCGCGACCTTAGCGCGAAAGTGGACGAACAGGGTCGCCAGAGCAGTCGCCTGCTGTTGATCGTGGCGGCGATTGCGGGTGCGGCTCTAGGGCTGGAGGGCTTGAGCAAGCTGGGTTTATTGTAAGTGAGGGCTGAGCATGATTGACAAGTTGAAAGCGAAATGGGCGGCCATGCGACCGCCAAAACCGGAGCGCGTCTCTGATCCCCCGGGCGTGATCCCCGAGAGCCTGGTCAAGAGCGCTGAGCTTGCAAGCTGGATGGCGTTCGCTGCGCTGGTCTATTTCCTCTGGCTCTACACGCTGGATATTGCCAAGGACCGCGCCGCCGCGTTGCAGCTGGAAAACGTCGGTCCCTTCATGGGCTTGGGGCTTGACTTTTGGTTTCCGTACATTGTCGGTTTTGGCATTGTGGCAATCGGCATACCTTACGTTGCCAAAATCGCCATCCCCGTGTTTATGAGCCTGTCCTGGCGCGGCCAGGCTTGGCCCAAAGCATGGGCGCTGGTGATCGCTCTGTCTGTGTCGCTGGTCATTATTGCCGGCACGTTCGCGGTGCAAGGCGATGCTTTAATGGAACGCGATCGGGGCAGCGCTGTCGCCGTCGAGGAAGTGCAACAGAACCGCGCGGCGCTAGAAGCGCGCATTGCCGCCCGCACGGCTGACCTAGATCGCCTCACGGCCCCGGCGGACGACACGCCAAACATGCAGCAAATGGCCGCTCGCGCCGGCGAGACGGCATGGGCCGAGCGTGTTGCCGTAGCCCAGGCGCAGGGCTCATCGCAAGCGCTGTCCATCGAACGCGCCCTGTCTGACGCCCGCGCCGCTGATCGGATCCGGGCGGACATTGAGGCGCTGCGCGTGGAGCTGGCCACGGCCCCGACCGAGGCTGCCGTAAGCGCGACCGTCAGTGCCGGCAGCGGCGCCGTCATCGGCGACCTGATGAGCTGGGTCGAAACCTATCGCGCGATCCTGCTGAGCCTTGTCATGGACATCGTGTGCCTGATGATGCCGTGGATCGCGCTGCGCTTGCGCCAGGCGCGCGATCAACAGCTGGCTGGCCTGGAAGCGCCTGCCGTGGAGCCCGCGCCGATCGCTGACGAAGGTCACATGCTCCCCGATTTGCGCGGCCAGGATGCGCCAGAGCCTGAGGTGGACGCGTACTTTGAAGACCTTGCAGCCAAACGGTCAGAGGCTGCGCGCAAGGGCTGGAACAAACGCAAGATGCGCGTGCAGACGCGCGAGGGTGGCGCGTTTGAGACGGCTGGCGTCGTCGAGGAACGCTCGCAGCAGAGCCCGTCTGACGAGCGTGTCGTGCGGGCGCCTGAGGTTGCCCCTGCCCCGATGCCGGAACCCAGCGTTGAGGGGCCCGAGCTTGTGCCCGAGCTAACCGAGGAGGAGGAATTGCTCGCCCTCTATGGCGAAGACGCAGTGCTGTTGCCTGACGGCGAGGGCGTGATGGTCGATGATACCGCCGCCATGGACAAGGCACAAAAAAACGCCCCCACGGAAAACCGTGAGGGCGTTTGATTGTAGGCTTTGGCTTACTGGGCCTTGGCTTTTTGCCACCGGATGGCGGCGAGAGCCGATGCAGCGGATGGAGCCGACTGCGCTGGTGAGTGGTTGGTTTTGCCAGTGACGGCCCAGAGGCCGGCAACCTTTAGCAGCTCGATCAGAACCACGATGAGCTTGAGGGCTAGAGGCGGGGTGCTAGGCGGGGGAGCCTCAACGATCGGGAGCGTGGTGAGGCGCTGTTGCGCCGCCGCACGCTGCGGCTCGAGGCGGGCCAGCTCTGCGTTGCGAGCCTCTTGATAGGCACGCAGCCGAGTGGCCGGGACGTTGGCCGGGAGTTCCGGGACCGCAGCGATTGCCGCTTCGATCCGAACCACCTCGGCCTGCGCCTCTGCCCGCGCTGCTTGCGCAGCCAGATAGGGCGCCGCCCGTTCCGCCTCGATCATGGTCAGTGCCCTGTAGCCAGAGTAGGCATTGAAGACGCTGACCCCGACGAGGAGTACCCCCGCCACTGTCACCCGCGCCCAGGCCTTGCGGCTGACTGCGGCTTCGATGGCGAGCGCTAGAGTGATGCCAAGCACTTCGCTTGCCAGCACTAGCGTAACCAGCACAATAGCAACGAGACCCGCTGCGCTTGTGCCCCACCCCCAAGCATTGAGCAGACCGGAGGCTGCTGCGATGGCCCAGATGGCGACCCCGGCAGCAGCGACGCTGGCGGGGGTTTTCGACGAATGCGACATGGCCTTAAGCTCCAATTATGCTGTGTCGATGACGCTAATATAGCCCCGGGCTACTTGTTTGTCAACCCCCCTTGCCAAACGCAAAAGCACTGGGCTACAAACACGCTATGGCAAGACCTGAAGCGGCGGCTAAACGCAAAGAGAGCGGCGGGCGGCAAATCAGCGCCAGCCTCACAGCGGACGAAATCGCGTTGCTCGACAAAGCGCGCGAGACGCTTGGAGTCGAGACCAACAAAGAGGCCTTGCTTACGGGGCTGCGCTTGATCCTCAATCGCGGGCGCATGACCCGCGCCGAACTCCTGGCCGAGATTGATCGGCGGTTACGCTAATTAATCCGTGCGCAGAACATCCGCATGCTGTTAATGTTTCGGTACCCCAAGGGGCACAAGCATCAATGCGCATTCGCGGCATGGCGGTTTCGGATTAGGTTGGGGCGCAGAGTAAGAAAGGTTAGTGCGTGCCAGCCATCACACCGCCAACACCAGCACGACAAACAGGGCACCCAGGGCCGCGCTGAGCAGCACGCTGGCGCACAAGGCAAGGAGGAAGCGCGGGCGGCTCATGCGTCTGGCTCCAGATCGGTGCGGTCAGGTGATGGCGGCGGCAAGCGCGCCCCGGATCGTAAACCGCATACCAGTCGCAGTGTACTCCCAGGTCACCATTGCGCCGTCTTGATCAGCGCCTTCGACGTCGATGACCAGCGCCGCGCGGGAGGCGCTAGCAAGGCGCAGCCTCTCCACCTCAGCCTCCAGCTCGATCACCCGAGCTGCTTCTTGTTCCAGCTCGATCACGCGAGCGGAAAGGGTGGCGTATAGCGCGATTAAGGTTTCGATGGCCTCACTTTTTTCGCGACTAGTCCGGCCCCTGTTGTCCAGGGGCAGGGACACCGTGGCCAGCAGCTTTTCCAGCCGCGCGGGGGTGAGGTCGGGGGCGGTCATCACATCACCGCCCACAGCACGGCCACCCAGCCGCTCATGCTCAGCGCGATCAGCGCGACCCACACCGCCAAACGCAGGGGCCAGGGATAGGGTTCGTCGTCGTCGTGGGGGAGGGTCATGGCGTGTTTTCCTCGCAAGCGGCCTTGCGCTCGACGTACTCCACACCGCGCCCGCCGCAGCACGGGCAGCGCGTCACGCCGCCGCCAATGCCGTGCGTTTTGCCGGCGCCGTCGCAGCGGAGGCAGATGACTGGTTCAAGGCCATTGTCGTCGTGGTGGGGGCTCATGCCTCATCCCCCGCATCGCCACTGACGTGCGCCAAGCGACGCAGGCTTTTGGCCAGAGCATCTACGTCGGTCATCAGTATGTCCAGCTGCGCCCGGATCTCCTGCGCGCTCTCGGCCAGATACTCGTCACTGTAGTCGCAGATATCGTCCACCGAGATCACGGACAGACACGCCGCCGCATGCACAGCACGCAGCTGCGTTGCCATTGCCTCATAAGCACTGGCCGCGCGACTAGCGCGCCGCTCGATACACCAGCCCAGACCTGGCCCTTCCTCGGCAATCAGCCGGTGCAAACCTTCAACGTCCATTTTTCTTTCCTCCCTTTTTTTGCACTGACGGACGCAACACCGGCTTCGCCAGCGGCGCGCCATTGATCGTCGCGCTGTTCAAGCCTTCTGGGCTCGCTGATATTTTCACCAGATAACCGCGCTCAGCCCAATAGGCCTGGATTTTTTTTGCGAGACGTTCGTTTTTCGTCATGTCTCAGCCCTCCTTCTTTTTCTTTGTCTCATAAGGTGAGCGCGAAAGCAACCACTCCTGCATCTTTTTTTGTGCATCCGCCAAGCCGTGGCCAATGATCACTGCGTGGCCAACGCTTTCAAGGTACGCGTGCCAATCCGCCTGCACGGCTGACACCACGCCGCCATTGGCGCGCTTCATCTCAATCCACAAATTCCAAGCCGGCACACACAAATCAGGCACGCCAGGGCTGACGCCCTCGACCTTTAGCCTGGCTCCTGCACTTTGCGACCGCGCTTCCCCGTTAGGAATCGCAAAGATCCGAACGGGGCTATAGGTCTGGCGAAACCAGCTCACAAACTCGCGTTGCTCGACGTGTTCAGAGCGAGCGGATCGGCTCCCAGCTCCTGCTGATGACGCGGAAGAACCGGTCTTCTTTGCGGTAGGTGATTGACGTTGGCGCGGGCGACGAGGAAAGCGCTTCATACAATTCTCCGTCTTTATAAACGTGCAGTTTCAACGCCCCCAAAATATTTTGAAGCCGATGCCACGCCCTATACGACGCCCCCCCGCCATGCCAAACAGTGAAGTATTCTGTGATTATCTCAGCATAAGGATCTTTCGGATAGTATCGAACCCGGAGCATATCGGTCCCGTTGTTGTGTATATCCCAGCGCCAAGCTTTAATTGGCGTTCCTTGCTCGCCAAGCTCATCGCTCATGATCGGAGCAACCTTAAGCTCCATCTGTGGCGGCTTTGGCGGTGGAAATTCGTAGCCGCAATTGGGGCAATAACGCACAGCTGTGTAGCAAAGCTCATGACATTCAGGGCAGGCTTTAACCGGAGCCTCGCCGCCTTCTGTTTTTTTCGGCTTCTTTACGAGAGGATCGTCAAAGAAGCCGTGCGTGTGCGTCAGCCCCGCAAAATCCAGCACCAGACAATCATTGATGTCTTCCTTCAGCCGCGTCCCGCGCCCGAGCATTTGCACATACAGGGACGTCGATAGGGTAGGGCGACAAGCGGCAATGCAATCCACATTCGGAGCATCGAAGCCGGTGGTCAAAACATTGGCGTTTGTCAGCGCGCGGATTTTTCCAGCCTTAAAGTCAGCAATGATTTTCGCTCGCTTATCGGATGGAGTTATGCCGACAATCGTTTCTGTCGTTACTCCCAGCGCCTGCAGCGCATCGCGCATGGCAAAGGCGTGGGCAACGGAAACGCAAAATACCAAAATGCTTTTGCGTTGTTCGGCCTTGTCATAAATTTCTTCAGCGACTGACCGATTAAGATCGGCCTTGTTCACTGCCGCCTCGAGATCGGCCTCGACAAATTCGCCGCCGCGCTTCTTGACTTCGCTCAGGTCAAACCTGGTCGCAGTGGCCAGTGATCTAAGCGGCGCCAGATAGCCTTGCTTGACAAGATCCAAGACCTCGATCGGCTCGAGCAAATCGGTAAATATGGCGGGTGCGTCTGTGATGTAGCCGTGGCCCAGCCGATAGGGCGTAGCGGTTAGGCCGATCACTTTTAGTTGGGGGTTGATTGCCGTCAGTTGATCAATCAGGCGCCGGTAGTTTCCCTCCGCCGCATGATTGATCCGATGGGCCTCGTCAATCAGCACGATATCCACCCAACCAAGCAAGTCAGCCTTTTTGGCGACGCTTTGAATGCCGGCAAACGTAATTGCCTCGCCCGCATTCCGTTGGCGCAGGCCAGCAGAGTAGATCCCAAGCGGCGCGTCCGGCCAGTGTTGGCGCATCTTGGATGCGTTCTGTTCGATCAGCTCCTTGACATGCGTCAGCATTAGGATGCGCTGGTCGCTGTAAGTGGACACAACCAGCTTACAGAACTCAGCGATGATGTGGCTCTTGCCCGCGCCGGTCGGCAAAACCAGGCACGGGTTGCCCGTGTGCTGTTCGAAATATTCAAACAGCATGTCAAGGGCGCGCTGTTGATAATCGCGCAGCATTGCCACCTCCCACAGTTAAAAAGGCGTCCAATGATCGTTGACAAGCTTGCGTGACGACACGCCCCCGGCCCCGTTCAGCACCACCGCGCCTTCAATGCGATAAGCGCCAGTGATCCCGTCGGGACTTTCGGCCTGGTTCCACAACACAAGATTAGGGTGCAGCACATGGCTGTCGCAGCCCTCAATTTGCGCGTCGTAGGGGATCTCTGCGTCGTACACCGCGCAATGGCTTGTGCCGTCGGCACGGGCCGTAAAGTGCGCGCAAGTGCGACAGTGGACTTCGCTTGTCATGCTAATGCTGTGGCAAAAGAAATTGCCGGGGCACATCTTGCAAACGTAGTATGCCGCGCTAGCCCCATACATAGGATCGGGCAAGCGGTCGCTTGCGGTGATGTGCTTGGCCCGCTGCACGGCCTCTTCAGCAACCAGCCGATCATAGCGCACGCGCTCGGCATATAGCCGATCGTCATCCTTGCAGACCGCCAGATACAAAGCCCTGTCAATGCCCGTCGCGTGCATATAGACCTGCATCTGGACGTAGTGCATGGGTTTGGACTTCTCGACGCCCTCCTTCAGCAGGCCTGCGAAAGACCGTGCGTTGTGCGTCTTAAACTCTGCAACGTGCTGCTTCTCTGGCGCTTCCGGCACGCCCAGAACGATAGCGTCGATCGTGCCAGCCACATGGCCGCCGAGCGACACTGCCACCTGCGTGTCCACGATTTTCAGCCCGGCCAGCTCCAGATCGGCCAGCATGACCTCTTCTTCGCGCTGGCCCCGTCGAAACAGGCGCAGAAGCCGCCCTTCGTGGTTGTCTTCCACGGCCCACCGAAAGCTCAGCCACAACCAACGATCGCACTCATGCCCCAACATGGATGCTCCAAGATGCGGGCGAGGCTTGCGCCCCGCCCTGTCTTGGTTTCGCACAGCGTTGTCGATCAGAGTGACAACGGTGTGATGGGGATCTGCCAAGGCGCTCACTTCTTGGCCTGCCATGGCGGGGTCGGACGGCTTAGGGCGGCTTGCGTGGCCGCGCCAGGCGCGGCGGGGGTTTCGCCGACCGAGGCAGGAACGCCGGCAGACAAAGCCTTCCAGGCTCTAATCTCATTGCTATCGGCGTACTGGCCGTCGCCCTTGCGAATATCAACCTTGATCTCACAGACCCCGCCGACAAGCTGATCAGTGTCTGAAATCTTGGTCAGCCCGATTGCCCGCATCAGCTCGCCCAGCTGCTGGCGGCCAATCTGCTCCGCCTTGGCCGAGGGGTTGGAGTGGTTGATGTTGCCGTACACCACGCGCCCCTGATGGCTAGGGCCGGTGACGTCGTACCGAACCGCAATATATTCTCCAGTCCCGGCCTTGGTGGTCTTGCCCACGGCCTCGACAATGCGCGCGTGGTACCAGCCAGGCGGCAGAGGATCGTATTGGCCACCGCCGACGGGCAAATCGTCCAGGGTGAAGGTTTGATGCAGCTTCATTGTTAGTCCTCCTTTGTGATGGTGAACGATGGCCGGCCTGGGGTGATAGTAATGGCCGGGAGCAGGGGCTTGGTGATTTTGCCGTCGGCAGAGCGCCACTGGCGCATGTCCACTTCGGGCCTCCAGCGAAACAGCGTGCTTAAGTGAATGTTTAGCCCGTGAGCCTCGGCCAAGGTTTGCAGCTTGTCGCTGTCAACCCGCCAGTTGTCTCGCTCAGCAATGCGAATGCGGTAGCCCTTAGCTTCGCGCAGATTGGCCTTGATCATCTGATCTTCGACGGCCCGCCGCTGCGCAATGGCCCGCGCCTCGGCTTCTTTGGCCTCAATCCATTGTTGGGGTAGCGACCTCATGATTGCACCTTGCGAATGATATGCCCCAGATCAGCAGGCTCCCACGCCTCAAGTTTGCCGCTGCGGTCCTTGGCTTGCCACAGGCCATCCCCGTCGCACTGCAGCGCCCGTTGCACTGCGCCGTCGGGATCTTTCTCGACGCGCAAGGCCAGCACTTCGTCGAAAAAGTAAGGCAGGCTTTGGCCGGTTTTGTTGCCGGGCATGCTGGGCGAGTAGAGTAGCCGGCCTTGTTCGTCGGCCTGCTTCTCGAGCTTGGCGCTCATATAAACGTGCTTGCCGGGCAGGTCGCGAAATGACCGGATCAACTCAGCCATGGCGTCCTGCATTGCGCCATAGGCTTGGCGTGGATCTTTGGCCACGCGCTTCTCAGCGACCAGCACCACCTCGGCAATCTCGCTGATGCTGTCGAGGGCCACGCTTTCAAAAGCGCGAGCCTCGTCACTGCGGCTGACCCAAGACAACGCTTCCCGCAGGTCTCCGATGTCACTGATTTCGATATAGGGCACGTCGGCCCCGGCGATCGACAGCAAACCAGCCTCGGCTGACAACACGATTGGGTTGGGTAGGGTGGGGATCAGAGAGGTTTTGCCTGCGCCGGCTTGTCCGTACACAAGCAGCTTGACGCCATCACGGGCAATGGCGCCCGTGCGCTTCAGTTGTATAGCCATTGTCGTTTCTTTCGTTGCGCCCAGTCGGCCAATCCGGTCGGGCAAAACTGTCTTGCCTTTGGTGAGCGGTTCTGTCAACAGGGGCGACCACTTTTTTTATCATTGAGGCGATAGATGTTGACGATCGACCAAATCAGGCTTGCACTCGTGGACCGCAATTTGCGGGCCGTAAGCCGAGCGACGGGTGTGGGCTACAGCACACTCCTACGGCTTTCCAAGGGAGGCGGCGTAAGCATGCGGACGGCTCAAGCGCTGAGCGCTTACTTTGAAAGAGGGCGGCCATGACCGACCTGACAAGGGTGTTTGGCGGCCCCTGGAGCCCGCCGACGGCAAAGCCGATCGATGATCAGATCCGAGACGCGATGCTTCAAGCCGGCGTGACCCCGCCCGACAGGATCATTCTGGACGGCAACCTGCATCGGTTTGCGACGGGGAGCAAAGGCCAGGGCGGTCATGACAAACCGGGCTGGTATGTGTTTTACGCAGAGGGCGTGTGCGCAGGCGCGTTTGGCGATTGGCGTTCGGGCGTCAGTCAAAATTTTCGCGCTGATGTGGGGCGCGAGCTGACTCCGCAAGAGCAGATGGCGGTGATGCGCCGTCAGCGTGAGGCGCGGGAGGCACGCGATGCCAAGGCCGCCCAAGCCGCCGAGACTGTAGACGTCATTTGGAGCCAGGCGGGCGCGGCCAGCGATGACCACCCATACCTCGCCAGAAAGAGGGTCAAGGCCCATGGCCTGCGGATCACAGGAGACGGGCGGCTAATGGCCCCGCTCTTTGATGAGGCCGGCGCGCTGTCGTCACTGCAGTATATAGACGCAGACGGAGGCAAGCTCTATCACGCAGGCGGCACAACAGGCGGTCGGTATTGGGCGATCGGGGCTGTTGAGGGCGAGCTGATCTACATCGCCGAGGGTTTCGCGACCGCCGCCACCATCTATGAGGTGACGGGCAGGCCGTGCATTGTAGCCTATAGCGCCTCCAACCTGGTTCCTGTCACTGGCCATATCGTCGCCGCTCACCCCCAGGCCCGCGTTGTGATCGTGGCCGACAATGACGCCAGCGGCACCGGCCAAAAGTACGCAGATCAAGCGTCAGCCAAGCACGGCGCAAGCGTCATCGTCATTCCGATTACTGGCGACGCCAACGACTATGTCGCCGCAGGCCACGACCTCTCGACCCTTCTGTCACCGCCGACCTACGATTGGCTGATCCCCGCCGATGATTTTGCAAGCCAACCCGCCCCGATCGAATGGATGGTCAAGGGCTGGCTGCAAGCTAATGCGCTGATCATGGTGCATGGCCCTTCTGGCGGGGGCAAGACGTTTGCCGTCCTTGATTGGGTTTTGCACATGGCCGCCGGGCTGACCGATTGGAACGGCCATAAGGTCAAGCCTGGGTCTGTGTGCTACCTCGCGGGCGAAGGACACCACGGCCTGCGCGGAAGGATTGCGGCGTGGAAACAACGCCATGGGGCCACAAGCCTATCCATGTGGCTCAGTCAGAGCGGCGTCGATCTTAACACTCCAAGCGGGCTGAAGGCCACGATCGAGCATATCCGAGCCCTGCCGTCCGTGCCGGCTATCATTGTGGTGGATACCCTGCACCGCTTCCTGCGCGGCGACGAGAACAGCGCTCAGGACGCCAAATTGATGTTGGATGCCTGCGCGGCGCTGATGCGCGAGTTTGGATGCGCCGTCCTTCTTGTTCATCATACCGGCGTCAGCGAAGAGGCACAGCACCGCGCGAGAGGATCTAGCGCCTGGAGGGGCGCGCTGGACATCGAGATCAGCGTCGTCCCCGGTGACGGTGGCAGGTTGCAGCTTGTCCAGCGCAAATCCAAAGACGCCGAGCTGAAGCCGCCCATTAGCGCCCAGCTTACGTCTGTCGCCATCGAAGGATGGCTCGATGAGGATGGCGAGCCAGTCACCAGCGCGGTCATCGAGGTCACTGGTGAGGTCACAAGTGAGCCCGGTGAGGGCGGAAAACCCAACAAGCTCCACCATCACCAGAAGACAATGAGCCGCGCATGGGAGGCTGGAAGCAGCCAGTGGGTCGAAGGCAGCCCCTTTGTGGCTCGGTCTGCCCTGCAATCGCTGCTGGAAGCAGACGGCTACAAGCCCGGAGCCATCAAAAACATGCTTGCCCCAGGCTCAGAGGGGAAGCTGATCCATGCCTTAACCAATGCGGACTGGATTAAAAGCACTGGCCAGGACGGTGAAAGGGTAGGCTGGGTCATTATTGAGCCGGGTTGGGCGTCGGCTTTGGCACTTATTGTTAAAAACCAAGGGGTTGACGATTAACTC